GTTGGTGACCGTGGTGATGGCGGTGGCGATCTTCTCGAGCTTGGTGTAGCCGCCCTTGTAGCCCACCACTTCCTCCGCGGTGGCGGTGCCGGCGGTGATGTCGGTGGCGCTGCTGCGCAGGCCGATGGCGAAGTTGGCGGCGCTGAAGTCGTGGAAGGTGAAGCTGATGTCCACGCCGGTCAGGCGACGGACCTCGTTGCGCTTGTTGCCGCCAGGCTGGGTGTAGTCGACGAGGTTCTTGACGTCTTCCTGCGGGCTGAAGGTCAGGGCCGAGCAGTTGCCTAGCGTGACGAAGGGGTTGGCGCTGCCGTATTCGCGGATCAGGATCGAGCCGCTGCCCAGGTAGCTGTAATCGGTGGACGGAATCATGGTGGTCTCCTGCGGGGTTCTGGTTAGCGGACGCGAAGCACGGCGGTGTAGCGAAGGGCCACGCCGACCCAATCCACGCCGTCCACCTGGGAGGCGATGGTCGAGTCGTCGAGCTGCGGAAACGGCTTGCCCGCCGCGGGCTCGCCGAGTTGGAACTTGGTGCGCAGCAGGTCCTTGTTGGACAGGCAGGCATCGACATCGGCCTGCGCCTTGTGCAGGCGCAGTTGTGCGTCGGTGCGCGTGCGCGGGACCTGCGCGATGACGTGGAAGGCAACGCTGCGGTGGGTGCGCTCCAGCCCCTGCTGCGCGGCCTTGCCGTAGCCGGTCTGCAGCACCACCAGGCGCTGGCCTTCGTCGGACTGCTGCTGCTCCGGCTCCAGCACCACGTGGGCACCCAGGTCGGTCTGGTAGCCGTTGGACACGCGGATATCCGACAGTGCGTCGGCGACCAACTGCAGGTAGTCGTAGACGGGCGTGCTCACGGCAGCACCACCCAGCGGGTCAGGGATTCGTCCTGCTGGACCAGCGCCTCCAGTTCGAAGGTCTCGCTGCCCACGGCCACGGTGGCGCCGGCTTCCGGCCGGGCCACGTCGGCGCGCAGGATGCCGACCACGATGCGGTTGCCGGCGATGTCCGCGCCGTCCTGCGACAGGAAGGCGGCGTTGCGGTCCACGTAGACCTTGCACGCCACGGCGGCGCCGACCGGCGGCGTGTAGGTGGCGCTGTCGGCGAAGCCGGCCGCGTGGAAGGCGTCCATCAGGGTGGCGTCGAGCGCGCGCAGGGTGTCGGTCTGGCTCATCCGCGCCCCCGGAACTTGGACGTCTGCACCGCCTTCTCCAGCTCGCGCTCGAAGTGGAAGCGGAACTGGCGCCGGTACAGGCGCTGGGCCATGTCGAAGATGCGGTAGCGCGGCGTGTAGCTGGCGCGGCGCACGAACACCAGGATGCTGGCGATGGCGCTGCCGAAGCCGCTGCGGATCCGCTGGTAGACGCCGGGCAACAGCCGGCCGCGCTTCTGCTTCAGCGCGAAGTACTCGCCGCGGCCGCCGCGGGCGGCCTCGCGCTTGCGGCGGCGGGCGCGGCTGGTGTCGGTCTCGTTCTGCAGCGGGTCCACGCGCGCGCCCAACTGCGACAGCACGCGGTTCAGCTCGGCGCCCGGCAGGTTGCCGTGGGCGTCCAGCCTGGCGCCCTTGCCGGGCATGGCCTGCGTGCCGGCCGGCATGATGCCCTGCGCGGCCAGCCGGTTCTCGAAGGGCTTGGCCAGGCGCTGGCCGCCCTGCACCTGCGCCAGCAGGTAGCGCGCCGGCGGCGTGCCCTTGGTGGCCTCGTCGCGGACGAAGACCTGCGCTTCCAGCTTCTGCGTGGTGGCCTTGCGGTACAGGATGGCCTTGCGGGTGAGCGCGGTGGGCCGGTCGAAGACCTGCGGCATGCGCCGCTCCCATTCCTGCCGCACGGCGAAGGCGGTGTTGTTGGCGGCCTGCACCACCGCGAAGCGGAGGTTGTTGCGCTCCAGCTCGCTGAAGCGACGGCCCAGGACATCATCCGGGTCAACCTCCACGCGGAGCAGGTTGCCCGCCATCAGCGCGCAACCTCCACGATGCGCAGCTCGCCGGCGCGCGCGTGGTCGGCGGCGTCCATGAAGCTGGTGATGGCGCGGCGCACGTTGGCGCGGCTGGCGTAGCCCTCCGCGCTGTCGGCAACCACGCGCCCGTTGCTGGCGCGCAGGCGCCAGCGGTAATCGCCGCCGGCGTCGCGGTAGACCTCGAACCATGCGCGACGCTCGCTCATCGCGCGGCCTCCACGGCGCAACCCGCCGCGATGACGGCGCTGCGGTCGGCCTTCCAGCTGTCCCACAGCCAGCCGATCACGGCGGCGTCGGCGTCTGCGGCTGCAACAATTCGCGCCGCGCTGTCGTACTGCCTTGCGGCTGCGGCTTGTCCGGCATCGCCGGCAGCACCACCGGCTGCGGATCCGGCCGCAGGACAGGCCCAGGTGCTCGACAGCCGCTGCTGGCCAGCACGCAGAGCAGCAGCCAGGGCAGCAGCGTTGCGCTTCGCTTCATGGGTGGCGTCCTTCAGTTTGTCATCGGCGGCCTTGCGATCGGCCTTCACTTGCACGCTGGCGGCCTTCGCCTTGCGAGCCACCGCGGCGGTCTGCTCGGCCAGCCGGCGCAGGGTGGCGGCGTGCTGTGCCCGGGTGGCGGCGTGCGCGCGGCGCTCGCCTTCGTACTTGCCATGCCAGCGGTCTGCGCCACGGTTCCAGCCCAGCGCGAATACCAGCAGCACGGCCGCGACCAGCGCGCCAGCCTTGATCAGCAGCGCGTAGGGCGCGATGGCGGCGCGGATGGGGTCGATGTTCATGCCGCCTGCTCCGCCACGCACTTGGCATGGCGCTGGCGCTGGCGCGTCCACACGCCGGGGCAGCGGCGGTTGCCGGGGGTGGAGCAATCGAAGCCGGCGGCGTAGCGGTAGCGCAGCAGCGCATCGCAAGCGGCGCGGTACTCGCCGCGCAGCAGGTGCTTGCGCATGCTGGACGCGCGCCAGTTGCCGATGCCGTACTGCCCCACGAAGTCCAGGTAGAGGTCGTACTCGCCCTGCGTCATCCGCACACCGGGCAGGGAATCCTTGAAGCGCGTTTCTTCCTGCGCGTGCAGGTTGCGCGCCAGTTGCTCCGCACGCTTGCGGGTGACCGGCGGGTCACTCAGGCGCACCGGGGTGCCGTCTTCGTAGCGGGTGGAGCCGTGGCCGATGGTGGGCACGTCGCCCTTGGTCGGGATGACCGGGGTGGGCGTGTAGCCTTCGCTGGCCACCCACGCAACGAAGCCGGCCACGCTCAGGACCAGCAGCTTGACCGGCAGGCGCGAGGGGGCGCGATCGTCGTTCACTTGCGGCGCCTGTTTCCGCGGCGGAACTCGCTCCACCACTTCCAGCACAGGTAGCCGGCCTGCAGCACGATGTAACCGATGGTGGCGGCGTACATCCACTGCTGCACCGACCAGCCAGATACCGATGCGGTCATGACCGCAACGGCGGGCGTTGCCTTCATCGCCGCCACGTTGGCTTCATGCGCGAAGTTCGACTGCATTGTTCAATCCCTTGACGTGGTGAGGGCCACCGCGCCGCCGGGCCCTGACAGGGGCAACCCGGCGGCGGGTGGGTCAGGCTCAGGTGGTCAGCAGGTCCTGGATCGCGGCGAAGCTTTCCGGGTGGCGGACGGCGACGTCCGTGTCCTGGAAAGCGCGCACGATCACGCTGCCGGAGTCGCCCGCGCTGTACGGGTCCACCTGCAGTTCCAGGCCACCCCACATGCCCAGCAGCAGATCGGCGAAGTTGCCGAAGATCAGCGCCGAACAGATGCCGGAGGCGGAGCCCTTGGTCAGGTTGCTGGGCACGGCGTTGGTGACCGCGGTCTGGTAGCCGTTGAGCGGGGTGTTGCCGTCCGCCCACAGCGGCATGCCGTTGGTGCCGGCGAACTTCTCCGTGGTCTTGGCCTTGCCGCGCACCTTGGCGTTGGTCAGGTAACCCAGGGTGCCCACGTCCGCGTTGGCCACCGCCACGGCGGTTTCCAGCGCCACGGTGTTCGCCCAGTTGAGCGCCAGGCCGTTGGTGCCGCCGGCGACCGCGCCGATGCCGGCCGTGGCCAGGATGCCGGTGGGTTCATTCGACCCGCCGCCCTTGATGGCCGCGGCCTGCAGGGTGAGGCCCAGCACGGTGGCCAGGTCGTTGCGGACCAGGTTCTCGATGGCGATGCTGGACTGCAGCAGCAGGCGGCGGGACAGCTTGGTGCGGGCGCCCACGGTCTTCGGCGACATGGTCACCTGGTCGAACGCCTGCTGGCTTTCGGTCGGGCTGCCGGATTCCGCCACCCAGTAGCCGGTGGCGCCGCCGGTCATGCGCGGGATGGCCAGATTTCCGACCAGGCCGTCCAGGATGCGCGAGCCCATGCGGGTGATGACCATGGCGTTGCGCAGCAACTCGATGAAGTTCGCGCTGTCGAGCATGGTCTCGACGGTGTGGCCGCCGGCGGTGGCGGTGCCCACGGTCAGTTCGCGCTGCATGGAACCGCGCAGCACGTCATACGGCACCAGGATGCCCTTGATGTCGCGGCCCTGCTTCTCCGCGGCGGCGCGGCTGCATTCGTGTTCGAACGCGGCGGCCTCGCGGGCGCGCTGGTCGGTGGGGTTGGCCAGCGAGTGCAGCATGCGGACCATGCTGTAGTTGTTGGTTTCCTTCACGGTGAGGCCGATCTCGGCCGTCTGCGTGGGCTGGGTGCGCACCTTGGCGAGCGCTTCGGCGCGGAAGGTGTCCAGGGCGACGCCGTCGGCGACGGCCTTGCCGGCGAGTTCGCGCAGGTTGTGCGCTTCGCCGATGGCGAGGATTTCGCGCACGCGGGTGCGCTCGGCTTCGGCGCCGCGGCGCTGTTCGTCGGCGGCGTTGACCGCGGGAATTTCGGTTTCGGTGGTCATGGCGGGGTCCTTGCGGGTGATGGGTGGCGCAGCACGGCCCACGCCGACGGAAGCGTCGGCGGGGATGCTGACAAGGGAGATTTCGTAGGGTTCCCAGTCGGTCACGCGGTACGTGGGCACACCGTCGCGCTCGGCCTCGAGGACGGCGGCGTGGATCAGGTAGCCGACGGAAACGTTGCGACGGATGCCGTCCACGATGTCCTGGAACACCTCACCAGCACGCACGCTCCTCCCGAAGCGCACCACGGCGCGGCCAACCTTGTCCGCGCCGATCCGTACCGATTCGATGACGCCGACATGGTCGCGGCTGTCGTGGTCCACCAGCACCGGGCCGCCCGACTTCAGGCGGCCCAGGCGGATGCTCTTGGGCGCATGGTCCAGGATCTCCACGCCCCAGCCGCGCTGCACCTGGTCGGTGTCGCTGCTGAACGCGAGTTCGACCGTGCGGTCTTCGACGTTGATGGCGCTGCGCTCCCCGCCAAGTTGGAAGAAGCGCTCGCTGCGGGTACCGGGGATCAGTTCGCTGGGCATGTTCATGACCAGCATCGTGGCGAGCAATCCGGAAATGAGTAAGGCAAACCATTTCCGATTTGCATCAGATTGCGTGGGCGATGAGCAGCGCCTCTTCGTCTTCGATCGCGTCCGTGAACTGCAGCTTCGGCGCGGGCAGGAACACGCTGGTGAACCCGCCCTGCCACCACGGCGGGAGCGGCGGTGCATCGCCCCCGATCAGGCCCTGCAGCGCCAGCGCCAGCGCGCTGAGGCCGACACCCTGCAGCGCTACGCCACGCGAGGTGAGCATCAGGGCACGCGGGTGACGGTGGTGGTGCCGGCGGCCTCCGCCACGGTCTGCGCCAGGTCACCCGCGGTGCGGGCGGTGGGACTGACCACCAGCGGCTTGGCCGGGTCCAGGCCGTGGAGTTCGAAGAGTTCGCGGAGCATGGCGGCTTGGGCGGGCGACAGTCCGCCGCTGCCGGCGGTGTTGAGGGCTTCGCCCATGGTGCCGCCTGCAATGTGATCCGCCTGCAGGGCGTTCCACACCGCGGCGGCAATGCCGGCGGCGGTGAGCGTGGTGTTGTCGACGGTGCTGGCGGACATGCTGCCCAGGCCCATCGCCTGCGCGGTACCGTTCACAGTGATGCTGGCCTGCGCGCCCAGCGATGCCTGCGCATCGATGATGGCGGCGGCGTTGATGCTGACAGTGGCGCTGCAGGCGCTGGACAGCGTGGCCACGATGGCGGCCTGTCCGTTGACGGACACCGTTGCGCTGCCGCTGGCGCTGGCCACCAATCCGCCAACGGCCTGCGCATCGATCTGGATGGTGCACACCGCGCCACGCGCCAAGCCCATTTCGCCGGTCGCGCTGGCCGCCACCGTCACCCCGCCGCGGCGGTAGGACTTGATGGCGCCGCCCTTGATCGGCAGCACCCACGCCTGCGGGTGGCGCACGCCGGCGGGGATGCCGGAGGCATTGGCGATGCTTACGCCCGCGACCACGGTGGCCTCGCCGAGGTTGAACCCCATTGCCAGCGCAGCGGTGGCGAAGCGGGCACGGTCAACGGCGAGCGCGGAGTTGCCCCCGTGGTAGCGCATGGGGCCGCCCCCTGCACGCACGCCGTTGCAGATCAGCATGGATCAGCCGCCCCAGCCGATGTCCAGCGCGGTGGTCAGCGGCGAGTTCGCGGTGGTGGCGCCGGTGCCGAACAGCATCCACGCCAGGCACGCGCCATCGGCGATCTTCGGCATGGAGTTGATCTGGTTCACCAGGTCGCGCTCGCTCCACATGCCGGAGACCGGGATGCTGATGTCGGCCAGCGGCTTGACCAGACAGATCGCCAGCACGCCGGAGCCGGTGTACGCGGTGCCGCCCGACAGGGTGATGGACTGGATGCTGCGCACGCCGGTATCGGCGCCCTGCCGCGGCAGGAACGGACCGTAGCGGCCGGCGGCATTCCCGGAATGCAGCACGCGGGTGGCGTAGGCGTCTGCCGCTGCGCCGCAACTTGGCGTGCCCTGGAAAGCTCGGGAAGCGGTGCCGGCGGCATTGGTGTAGCTGGACGCGGTGATATTGGGGCCGCCCGCGGTGGGCGCGGTCACCGAGACGATGCAGGCTTGCACGCCGTCGCCGTTGCCGTAGCGGTGGGTGGGCGTACCGGTCAGGGTGCGCACGCCGGTGCCGGTCACGTCCGTGCCGGTCAGTTTGTAGTAGCCGATCAGGTCGACCAGTTTCAGCTGCCACGGCGCCCCCGCGGCGGCCACGATGGACGCGCCGATGGAGAGCAGGTGCTTGGTGGCGGCGCCGCCGGGATTGCCGCCGTGCTGCACGCCGATGATGGTGGTCCCGTCTCCGGCGGTTTCCGTGCATCCCTGCCACGCCAGCGAAGACCCGGGGAAGGTACCCGCGTTCGGGTTGCCGTTGTTGGCCGTCAGCAGGTGCCAGCCGCCGGCGGTGTGCACCGGGCTGGTGATCTTGGACGATTCCGGGCGGACGTACTTGCCGGCAGTGAGTTGGGTCAGCAGGTCGTCGTGCGAGGTGAACCCCATGTCATGCGCTCCAGGCGAATTTGCAGAAACCCGCCAGCTGGCCCGCGGCCACGCTGGCGGCAGGGTTGGCGATGAAGTTGATGTAGTCGCCGTCGTAGATGCGCGGCGCACCGGGATGCGCCTGCACGAAGTTCTTCTCCGCCGCGGTGTTGATTTCGCGGATGGCGAGGTCGGCGATTGGATCGACCAGCACGAAGGCGAACAGGCCGCCCGAGGGTGCGATGAACGTGACGCTGGTGAGGATGTCCACGCCCTCGTCGCCGTTCGCCAGGCGGGCAAAAGGCTGGCCGCCCGCGGCGACCGCGGCATCACCGGTGGCGATGCTGGCGATATTGACCACCGCGGTATTCAGCGCGATGACGGGCGAGGTTTTCTCCACGCCGTTGCGCATGTAATTGAAGGTCAGCGTGCCGCCGCCCAGCGTGGGCGCCACCGCCACGATCATCACTTTCCACCCGGCCGCGGGCGCATTTTCAGGCGCTACGCTGTTCAACAGGTCCTGCTGGTCCAGCGAATCGCCATCCAGAAACGGGTAGTACAGGCCGTGGCGGAGCATCTTGTAGCGGCCCACCAATGCCGCCGTGGGCGTGACCAGATTCAGGTCGGTCAGGTGCATGGTGCTGGGCGCTTTGTCGGCGCCGTGGAACACGCCGCGGAACCCGTCCAGCCGCGCCGATTCCAGCGGGTTGGAGGCGTAATACTGCGGCAGCGGGTTGCCCGCCGCCATCGACAGATCCACCCAGCCAAGCGCGGTAGACGCCTGCGACGGCACCTTGCGCAGGCTGCAGAAATGCGTGCGGCCGGCCTGTTCGGCCAGCCCCAGATCGCGTGTGCCGATGAAGCCCATCGATCACTCCGCCGTGAAGGTGGCTTGATTGGCTTCCACCTGCGGGCGGATGTTGATGGCGATGGCCAGCGGGTCATCCAGCGCGGCGATGATGGCCATGTTCACCGGGCCGGAGGCGGTATCGCACCAGACCAGAAACTCCGCAGTCTGGGTGGCGCCGGCGTCCGTTCGCTTGCCGAACGCGACCAGGTTGGCATTGGTGCGGCTGGACCCGGTGCCGGCAAAGGCGGTGGCTTTGGTCTGCGCCACGCGGGCATAGCCGGTGTAGGTGCATTCGTTGGCCATGGGATCGACTTCATCGACGCTGGCGCCGGTCACCAGCGCGAAATAGCCAGTGGCGCCGGCGCGCCAGGCGGGGTCGACGCCCTTCAGCAGGAAGTCGAGCACATCGGATTCGGTGGCATTGGACAGGGACATTGCGGGATCCTCGAATGGGTCAGGCGTCGCGTTCGATCTGGGTGGTCTTGTTGATCCGGCCGCTGGTGTCGCGCTCGATGGTGGTGTCCGTGCGGCGCGGCGGCAGTTCCACGGTGACGGTGGGCGCGGGCATGGTGGCTTCCAGTTCCACGTTCACCTGCGCGGGTTCCACGTTGACCTGCACCGGGGTGGGTTCCACGGTGACGTTGACCACCGGGGCGGGCTGCAGCTCCGCGCGTTCCTGCGCGATGTGGACGTGGGTGTCCGCCTGGGTGAGGTGGACGCGCACGGGCTCCTGGGTGATATGCAGGTTCACCGGGCGCTCGCCGTGGGTGCGCAGTTGCGCGGCCATTTCGCGCGCCAGGCCGCCCATGGTTTCGATGGCGGTGGCGGCCACGGTGCGGTTGTCTTCCGCGTCTACGTCTTCGGCTGCGGCCGGCTCCGGCTTTTCCGGTGCGGCGGGGGCCGGCGCGGGCGCGGGGCCCAGGGTCAGGCCGCGTGCCTTCAGCATGTCCTGGAAGACTTGCAGGTCGTCCAGGATGTCTTCCACGTCCCGGCCGGACTGCGCGGCGATCTGCTGCGGACTGGCCAGCCCGTTGCTGATGGCCATCACGCTGGCCTCGATGTCCTTCAGCGGGTCCACCCACTGCCAGCGGCGGCCCTGCCACTGGTGGGCGGCGAACTTGTCGTACTTCGCCAGCGGCAGCGCGGTGCCGTTGTCCAGGGCAATGCGGCCGGCGGTGAGCGCCATGCGCAGCCACAGTTCGAACACCGGGGTCAGGAACGCGGTGATCAGGAAGTTCTGCACCACCATCCATTCGTCGCGTTCATCGATCACGCCGGCGCGGATGCTGCTGAAGTTGACGCCTTCCAGGTCATTCGCCAGGCCGTTGTAGGCCACGCCGATGGCGCTGGCGGTGCCGCGCAGGGTGGCTTTGCAAAACGCATCGAACTGGTCATGCGGGTAGGTGGGATCGAACTTCTCGAAGCCGTAGCCGTCCGGCAGCACTTCGAACTCACCCGGCGCAACGCTGGTGACGAAGTCGCCGGTGGAAGTCACTTCCGCGCCGGGCGGCGGGCTGCCGTCCTTGTTGGTGAAGAAGCCCATCTTGCTGGCGCCGATGCGGGCGGCGATCACCGCGGCTTCGCGGTAGCCCTTCAGGTCGTTGAGGATGCGCATGGCCGCGTGCAGCCACGGCACGCCGCGCGCCTGTTCGTCTTCCAGCGGCATGAAGCCGTGCAGGATCTCCGCCGCGGGCACGCGCTCCACCTTTTGCGAGCGGCCATCCGCGCCGGCGGCGGCGCGGATGTGGTACGCCACCGGCTTGCGGTAGGCGTCCATCTCCACGCCCATCACCACGGCGTTGCGGCCATTGGCGGCGGGCAGGTTGAGGCTGGTGTCCAGGCGGTCCACGTCCAGCAGTTGCAGCTGCAGGCCGAAGTCCCCGCGACCGCGCACCAGGCGCACCAGGAACTCGCCATCCCGCGCCAGCGCGAGCGCCACGCTGCGGCACAGGTCCGGGAAGCCGCGCTTGCCGGCCACATCGCAATGCTGCGGGCGCTGGTAGCGCCACCACGCGGCCTCGATGGCGCGGTTGGCGCCGCCGTCCAGCCGGTTGCCGGGATCCGCGGCACGCGCCTGCAGGGTGAACCCTTCCGGCCCGACCACGTTGTTGCGCACCATGCGGCCGAACTTGGCCGCGTATTCGTTGTTCTTGAACAGGTCCCGGCTGCGGGCGCGCAGGCGGTCCAGATCCCCGCGCAGTTCCTGGTCGATGGCGGTGTTGCTGGACAGCCACGCGCTGGTGAGGCGGTCGACGGTGGCGCCATCGAACCGGCGGACCCGGCCAGCGGCCGGCGTGTTCAGGCCGCGCAGGGCCTTCCATGCGTTCCCGAGGCGATTCATCCGAAGCGCACCAGCAGGCGCGACGGGCGGTTGCCGGCGGCGGCGGCCTCTTCACGCGCGACCTCCGCGCGGTAGCGGGAGCGCAGCGCCAGCAGTTCCTCCAGCGGGTAGTGCTGGATGCGGCGGCCGGCGATTTCCAGCGTGCCGGCGACCGGGGCGCGCGATTCCAGCCAGGCTTCGATGGCGTCCAGCACCTTGCGCGCGTGGCTGCGCAGATCGGCGCCGGCGCTTGCGGCGGCGAGGTCCGGCAACACGCGCACCGGCAGGCTGTTGAGGGTGACCCGGTCCGTGCCGTTGGTGGCGTACTCCACCAGCTGCGCCGCGCCGGGCGGCCAGCTGTCCGTGTCTGCGGCCAGCGCCTCCGCCACGTGGTCCGCGCCGTCCGCCGTGGTGGCGATGCTGTGCACCGAGGTGGTGGTGATCAGCGCGTACGCCAGGACCCAGCCAGCGGTGGCTTGATGGTCCGGAAGGCTGCGACGCCAGCGGATCGTATCCCCGGCACGAAGCTCGACGGGAATCGAAGTGGGGAGGTCGGTCATGCTGGCCAGCGTGGCCGCGTTTTCGGAAATGAGTAAGGCAAACCGTTTCCGGATCAGCGCCCGAGGATCTGCTGGATGCGGCGGATCGAGATGCCGTAGCGGCTGGCCAGCAGGGTGTCGCTTTCCCCGCGGTTGGCGTCCGCGCGGATCTGGCGATCACGCGCGGCCAGCTGTTGCTTGCCGCACTCCCCGATCTTGGCCACGTAGTGACGCCCACCGCCCCAGTCCCGCCGCACTTCGTGTTCCACCGCCACCACCACGGCCGGCGACACCGGCACCAGCTGCGTCATCCGGTAGAGGATGTCCGCCACCAGATCCGTCTCGCTGTAGGGCAGTTCACCAGCTGGTGGCGAAGCCGCGCCCGCGTCGTTGCTGGCGAGGCTTGTCGATGAGTGCTGCCGGCGCGTCTTGGTCATGGTCTGGCCCTGATGATGTTTCACGGGAATCACTGCGGTCTTGCCCGGCCTGCGCCAGTAGCGCGGCCTCCCGCCTGTCCCAGTCCGCCTTGGTCCAGCGGTGCAGGCGCAGTTCGGGGTGGTGGGTGGCGGCGTAGCCGTACACCCACGTGTCCAGCGGTTCGTTGCGGGGGCCGCCGCGGCGCTTCTCGAAGCGGTTCTTGCTGGGGTTGTAGGTCTCCGCGACCAGGCCGCCGAAGTAATCCGCGTTGAGTTCTTCGCTGAAGCGCAGGCGGCGGGCGTCTGGTTGCTTGTCGGCGTCGCTGCTGAGCCAGCTGTAGAGCAGGTGCTTGATGGCGACGGTGCCCACCTGGTGGATGTGCACGCCGCGCTTGTCCGACAGGCCGCGCCAGTTGATGTCGACCAGCTTGCCCTTGCCCAGCACGGCGGCGTTGTTGGCGGTGGCGCCGAAGCCGGCCATCAGGCGCCGCACCAGCTTGCCGCGCACGAAGGCCTTCACCGCTTCCGTGCGGTGGCCGCCGATGTCGATGAGGCCAGCATCCACGCGCAGGCTGGCGCCGTCGATGCGATCCACCGGGCGCGAGAGCAGGTCGACCAGCGCGGTCCAGACGTCGGCTTCGGCGGGGTCGCCGGGGAGTTCGATGTAGTCGACCGGCCAGCAGGTCAGGCCGCGGCCCCAGCCGAGGATCTGCACGGCCAGGCGGTTGTCCTGCGTGTCGATGCCCACCGTGCACGCCAGCACCCACGCCGGCACCGGGCGGAGCGGCAGCGGCTCCGCGCGGTCCGCCACCAGGTTGTGCTTGACGGCGCGCATGGCGGGGTCTTCCCACGATTCCGCGAGCCGGTCATTGATGAAGGTCTTCAGCTTGGCGGGGTCGTTCTGCGCGTCCCGCCACATGTGCACCAGGTCCAGCCAACGCGGACCAAGGCCGAAGCTGTAGTACAGGCAGTTGATGGTGTAGCCGCGCGACCGCGCGCCAGGATTCTCAGGCACCCATCCGATGCCAGGCTCGCCGGCGAGTGCCCGGCGATCCGCATCCGCGATCATGTGCGGCTTGTGGTGCTCTTCGATCATGACGCCGCATTCCCGACAGACGTACCAGCAGTGGCTGGCATCCGGCGTCCAGTGCAGGCCGTTCCATTCGAGCGGTTGCTTGTGATCGCAGTCCGGGCAGGCGACGTAGTAGCGGCGGCGGTCGGAGCGATCGTAGAGCGCGTCGATGCGGGACACGCCGGTCAGCGATGGCGTGCTGATGAACAGGCGCTGGTGATTCGCGGGGAATGCGGACGTGCGGCCCTCGAGCAGCGCGACCGGATCGTCGCCGCTGCGCATGGCGGTGGCGAATTCATCGATCTCGTCCACGATCAGCTTGCGGACGCTGGTCGACTTCAGGCGCTGCGGACTGCCGGCGTGTTCGATGTAGAGCTGGCCGCCGGCGAAGTCCTTGAAGAATCGCTGGTTGCTGCTGTCGCGGCTGGCAACGCTGGACAGTGCGGTGCGGACCACCGGCGTCTCGTCGAGCAGCGGGTTGAGCTTTTGCGCCACCCACTTGCCCATGGAGACTTCGCCCGGCAGGCAAACCATGACCGGACAGGGGTCGTGGTCCATGGTGTAGCCGATGACGTTCTGCGCGGCGGCCGTCTTGGCCGACTGGATGGGGAACTTCAGCACCACCTCGTGCACGGTGCTGCGTGACGAAAGCGCGTCCATGGGCTCGCGCAGGTAGGGCACGGTGGACGTCCGCCACTGCCCGGGCATCGATGACTCTTTGCTGGAGATCACGCGGTTGGCGTCCGCCCACTGCGACACGGTCAGCGGCTTGCGCGGCGCCAGGGCGCGGGCGATAGCGGCATTGATGCGCGGGGCGGCAGCAGCGGTCATGCGGTCAGGCGCCCCGCTCCGCCGCGATCTGCGCGAAGGTGCGGCCGTCGCCCTCCAACGTTGCCCCCCCCCCCGAGAATTCCTGCCAGCGGCGGATGATCACGTCGACAAATCGCGGGGAGATTTCCAGCAGGCGGGCGCTCATGCCCTGGCGCTCGGCTGCGATGAGCGTGGACCCGGAGCCGCCGCAGGGATCGATCACCACCTGGCCGGGCTTGGCGTTGTTGCGCAGCATCCGCTCGATCAGCGCAACCGGCTTCATGGTGGGGTGCAGGTCGTTGCGCTTCGGGCGCACCTCCCGGAGCACGGACCCCTCCACCCATTCGACGGTGGCGGATCCGTCGACGATCAGGATCTCTTCGCCGATCTCGATCTTCCAGCGGCCGTCCGGCAACTGGACGAATGGCGACTCCGAGCTGCCAAGCGCAGTCAGCGAGACTTGCTTGCGCCCACCGTGCCAGGTGTGACCCGCGCCTGTCTTCCAGCCGTACAGGATCGGCTCGTGGATCCACTGGTAGTCAGCGCGACCCATCACCAGCGAATCCTTGCGCCAGACCAGGCACGCCGCCAGCTTGAATCCAGCGTCGATGAAGGCGCGCCGAAAGGAGATCCCGGTCTCGCCGTTATCGGCATGGGCGACGTAGATCGCGGCGCCCGACTTCATGACCGCGGCCACGTTGCGCAACAGGGTGCGCTGGAACTCGAGGAAATCGGCGTCCGACATGTCGTCGTTGTCGATGCTCCCCGCCTCGCCGACGTAGGCGACGTTGTAGGGGGGATCGGTCCAGCAGACGGCGGCCTTGTCGGCGCGCATGACTTTGGGCCAGGCGGCGGCGTCGGTGCCGTCCAGACAGCCGAGGCGGTGTTTGCCGAGGATCCACACTTCGCCGGGGCGACTGACTTCACGCGCTGCAGGCGCTGGTGCTTCGTCAGGGTCCTTGTCGGAGCGCGATGCACGCGCATCCTCGGATGCCAGCAGCGCGTCGATCTCGTCGCCCATGAAGCCGGTGAGATTCAGGTCGAACTCGAAGCCGGCCAGGTCGCGCAGCTCGGCGGCGAGCAATGCTTCATCCCAGCCCGCGTTGAGTGCCAGCTTGTTGTCGGCGATCACGTAGGCCCGGCGCTGCGCCTCGGACAGGTGGCCCAAGCGGATGCATGGCACGGTGTCCAATCCCACGCTGCGCGCCGCCATGACGCGACCGTGGCCGGCGATGATCCCGCCGGCATCATCGATCAGCACCGGGTTGGTGAAGCCGAACTCGCGGATGCTGGCGGCCACCTGCGCCACCTGCGCATCGGAGTGGGTGCGGCTGTTGCGGGCGTAGGGGACCAGCGCATCGATGGGCAGGTGCTCGATGGCGGCGGGCATGGCGATGGCATTCATGGCGAGGCCTGTCGGGAGAGGGCGTCGAATTGACGCGAGAGATCCGCCAGGACGTTGGCGATGGCTTCCGCCAGCAGGCCGCGGGTCTTGGCTTCGTCGGTGATGGCGGCGAGCTCTGGCGCTAGCCGCGTGGGCAGGTTTTCCAGCGCGGTGCGCAGGCTGGTGGTGGCGCTGGCCACCACGGTCTGCACCTCGCCTGCGTCCAGCAGCTTGCCGATGGCGACCTCGTAGGCGCGCTTGGCTTCCATGGCCAGGTAGCGCTCGCGCACGGCGCGGCTGGCCTGGTAGGTGCTGCCGATGCGATCGCCCGCGGGCGGGTACGTCTGCGGCGTGCTGTCCGGCGCTTCGTCGCGTTCTGGCGCCGCGGGCGGGGCGACCGCCCCACTCCCCTCGCGTGAGGCGGCATGGCGGGCGCGCACGCCGTCCTTCGCCGGGTCTGCGGTGGCCTTGATCAGCGCCAGGGACGCGTCGACGTCGACCTTGCCGTCATCGGTGAGGACAAGGCGGCCTGCGGCCTTCAGCTCGGTGATGTAGCTGGGGGACCGGTCCAGGATCCGGGCGAAGGCCTTCAGGGTGACCGGCTTGCGGGCGGCCTTCATGGGTTGCCTCCCCTTCCTTCCTCTCGGGGAACAAGGAAAAGAGGACAGACGCGTGCGCGCGAGCATGGCTGTGCGGGGTGTGCGGGGTGCCGCTTGCGACCCCGCACAGACGAAACCCGCGCCACGCTTGCGTTGTGCGGGGCGTGCGGGGTGTGCGGGGGTGTGCGTGTGTGCGCACGATTGCGCGAGCGTGGGCGGATGGCGGCGGCGGCGCGGCTTCGCGTGTGCGCGCCCGCGTTAGGCGAGACCCCGCACACCCCGCACAAGCCAATGGCGGCGCGGGTTTCGACCCCGCACAGGTGGGTGCACAGACCCCGCACACCCCGCACACGCCCGGTCACGCGCCACCTCCGGCGCCCTGCGGGCGGCCCTTGTAGTCCTCGAGCTGCTCGCGCACGCGGGCGTAACAGGTGCCGAGCCAGTTCGCCTGGCTTTGCCCTTCAGGCGGATTGGCGGCGCCCAGGAACAGGAACCAGTGGGGCCCGCGCTCCTCGGCCCCCGGGGTGTAGCGCTTGCGCAGCTTCTGCACACCGCGCTGCCGGGTGAGGGCGATGACGAACTTCGCCTCTGGCGCCATGTGGTAGCCGTGCTTGGCGCACCATGTCCTGTAGAGCTGGTACCAGTCCGTGGTGAGCCCCGGCATGGGATCGACCTTCGGGATCTCTTCGAGCATCAGCTCGTCGTAGAAGCGGACCGGGCTGTCCAGGCCGAGCTTGATCAGCTCCTGCTTCGCCTCGGTCTTCGGCGGGAGGGTGCCGTTGTCGAAGTCGCCCAGGTCCATGTGCAGCAGGTAGTGATGCAGCGCGGCGACGCCGCCGGCGGCGATCTCCGCCATGACCTTCTGGTAGTACTCGCGCGATTCCTTGCCTGGCGTCCACACCACGCAGTGGCGGCGATCATCCTCTTCGATGACCACCGGCATGGATTCGTTGGAGAGGAACACCAGGTTGAGGTGGTTGCGTTCCCAGTGCGCGGCCATGTTCTTCGGGTTGATGCGGATCCGGTCCCCGGTGATCAGGGACTTCAGCTGGTTCTTGATGTGGTACGCGCCGGAGCGCGCCACCACTTCGTCCGCGATCATGAAGAGCTTGCGCGATGCCCAATCGTTGAACTTGTCTTCCACCGCGGCCTGGTCGAGCACGTCGCCGTACTCGCCGTAGATCTTCATCACCGCTTCGAAGAACAGGTTCTTGCCGGCGCCCTGCGGGCCGTGCAGGACCAGCGTGGTCTTCATCTTCGCGCCGGGGTGCTGGATGGGATAGGCGATCCAGCGCAGCAACCATTGATAGAGCGCCGCGGGATTGCGGTCCTCGCTGCACATGTAGCGCAGCAGATCCAGCAGGCGCTCGCAGCTGCCTTCCTTCGGTACCGTGGGCCAGCCGGCGTAGAGGTTGCAGGTGACGCTGGTGTCCTGGCCGGTGGGATCGAAGCCGACTTCGCTGTCGCGCACGATCTGGCGTTCGGTGGATTCCGACCAGCCGCGGTGCACCCACTTGAACGTGCACATCTCCCGCATGTCCGCGAGCGTGCGCAGGCGATGCTCCTGGCGATCGAACACGGCGACCGGCGTGCTGGCCACCAGCGCGAAGCGCTCCATCAACTCTTGCGTGGTTTCGATCGGGCGCAGCGGCGCCCCTCCCCCGCTGGTGGTGGTGGCCGCCGCAGTGGGAACCTTGGGGTTCCAGCGCAATGCCGTGAGGTGGGCCTCCACCTGCACGCGCACGACGTGCAGGCCTTCGTCGACGTGGAGGTCGTTGAAGTCGGTGGGCTTGCTGCCGCGCTCGAGGTAGGCGGCGATGCGCGCGTCCGGATCCGCGAAGGTGGGCGCGACCCAGCCGCCCTTCACCGCGAGCGCCGCGCTGCTGGCGGCGCCCACGCCGGCGTTGGTGTAGCCGTGTTCCTTGCCGCAGTGCGGGCATTCCACCGGGTGCTGCGCCAGGGCGACGCGCCCGCGGCAGTCGTCGTGGCGGCACTTGCCGAGGTCGTCGTTGTCGGCGCACAGCAGTATCTTGGTCTGCGGGTAGCGCTTGCGCAGGGCGTCGGCGACGGGCGCCAGATTGCCGGCATCGAACGCAACGGCCACCGGGTGTCCGGTGGCCGCGTGCAGGGAGGCGGCGGTGGCGTAGCCCTCGGCGATCAGCACGATCCACGCGGGACTGCCGATCAGGTGGAAGTGGCCCTTCTTCGCCACGCCCTTCGGCCAGAATTCCTTGGCGGGTTTCCTCTCGCGTTCCGCGGCGGCCGGCGTGCGCAGGATCTGCAGGCCGTGGATCCGGCCTTGCGTGTCCAGCACCGGCAGCACAGCGCCGCCGCGCGGCGAGTAGCGCAGGCCGTAGCCCTGCACCTTCTTCGCGGCGAGGTAATCGGAGTCTCCGTCTTCGGAGAGCTTCGCCCACATGAGGCTGGCGGCTTCGGCGGCGCGCTTGTGGGTGGCGGCCTGGGCAGCGTCCGCGGCCTTGCGGTCATCGGCCAGGCGGCGCTTCAGCGCGGCGGCTTCGACCGGGTCCATCTTCTGGGACTTGAGCTCGATGCGCTGGGCGAAGTTCTCCGCGCCGCGCCACTGGCCGTAGCTGCCGACGATCAGGACGTCATTCCGGCTGGTGGTGAATTCGTGGAGGCTGTACCAGCCGCGTTTTTCGCGATCGCCCTCGACTTTGCAGCGGACGATCTTGCCGGTGACCTCGAGGCGGTCGACGATCAGGCCGGCGGCGTGGAGTTGGCTGAGGACGTCGTCGTAGTTGCTCGCGGCCATTTCAGTAACTTTCCAGCCCGCTAACTACCGTCCCAGCGGGGTCCGAATTACCCGCATGGCGACCCCCCAGGGAGGACCCGCGACCGGTGCCATCGCCTTGCGATGCGGCCGCGTCTCCCATGCCACCGCGCCAGCCGCGCGGTCCCAACCCACAGGGGGGCGGGGGTTGATCACCACCATGGCGGAGTGCAGCGGCGCCGATGCACGGCGCGCTTGGCGCCGGAACGCAGGGAGTAGACGTCATTTGGAATCAGGTTCCGGAATGCAAAGCGGCAGATCGCACTGCCGCTGCGTGCGTGGTGCCGCCAGTTCCACCTGCAGCGCAGCAGCCTGCTCCGGCGTGGTGGGTGTGTCCGAATACAGCAGGGACATGACCTCGGCCAGACGCCGGCCGTTCACCGCCTGCCGCGATGCTGGTACTGCGCGAAGCTGGCGTCGCGCGGTTCGCATGGCTCACCGGCGCCCCCATGTCTGTTGATGCACGCGCTGCGCTTCCACGCCGGTCTGGCAGTCCAGGCACAGGCGTGCGCCCAGCGCGGTGCGTTGTGGTGCGATGGGCTCGGCGCAGTCCGCGTGCTCGCAGTGGGTCAGGCCCGGGGCACGGGGCCGCTGCGCATGCGCGGCCAGGGCATCGCTGGTCATGTCTTCCGCGTGCTGCTGCACGCGATCCATCAGGTCAGGCATTGGCGGCGCCTCCGATTGACTGCAGCCGGGCGAGCATTCGCTCCAGCGACTTGGTCGACTGCACGAACTCCCGCTGCAGCGCGGCGCGTTCGTCTTCCGGTTCGATGGGCAGCGGATCGCCATAGCCGGCGTCTCGCATCTCGAAGGCGGCCAGGATGTGCACGTTGGCCTGCCGCGCACAGCGGCGGATGTAGGCCAGTTCCGTGGGGCTCAGCTTCTCCCGCTTCTCAGCGTTGCAGCAGTCCGCCAACCACCGGCCCGCGGCATCCACCGCCAGATCCGGCTTCATGTCCGCCCCCACCCGTTTGAACCCGCCAAGCGCCTGCACAGTGGCGCGGATGGCCTCGTGGTAATCCTCCACGAACAGCGGAATCTGATCGCTCATGAGTGGTTGTCCCACACGTTCCGACGACGTCGGACAGCGTCGGACACGCTCCCCGGGGCAAAAAAAGAGCCATGACCACCCTGCTGCCCTTCCCGCGCCCGCCCACCTTCACCCCGCTGCGCGCCTTCCACGCCACGCACGGCGCCGGCGCGGTGGTGGCCGTGCTCTTCCACGTGCCGCCGGATCACCCCCGCCACCGCCACGCCCACCAGGGCAAGGACCAGCAGCAGCGCGGCCAGGGTGAACGCGGTGCGCAGCCATGAGCGCATCAGGCCACCCCACTCGGGAAGGCGCCGGCCCCGGTGTAGGCTGGGAGTGCGACCCCACCAACCCCACCGGAGACCGGCATGGACCAGGACGAACGGCGCGACATCGAGATCGAACGATTGTTCGGCATGCTGATGGCGCAGGACGTGGCACTCACCGCGCTATTGCGGGCGATGCCAGATCGGGAAGGATTGGCACGCGCGTGGCGCGATGCGGAAGACCTGGGCTTCACATGGACCTCCGAAGCCAACGGCGCACCCAGCCAACGGCACGAATCCATCCAGCGCGCCTACCTGCAGGCGCTGGCGGATATTCGGGAGCGAATGCGATAAGCCGCCCGCAGCGGCAGCGACCAAGCGGCAACACGTCATTGCCCATCTCACGCCACCTCGCGTTGGGGTTCGTCTTGGTCTGCCGGACGGGGTGGGAGCGGGCCGAAGACATCGGGCCGCAATTCGTTGCGGGTCACCCGCCCACCGGTTGCGGCCTCGATCGCAGCGCACCGCTCGACCGGCACCTTGCCGGATTGCCGCCAGCCGGAAATGCTGGGCGACTTGATGTTCAGGCCGTCCGCCAGCGCCTGTTGGCTGCCAACGATTTCGATTGCTCGATCGAGTGCGTCATTGCTCATGGGGCGCTATTTAGGATCAACCTAATATCACTTGTCAATAGGTATTTCCTAATCGAGTTGCTGGGAGGATTAGGAGATGCCTAAGACAAAGCCCGCAGCCACCAAAGAAAACCTCGAATTTGCCAAGCGGCTGCTCGATCTTCTCGGTGATTCCGGCCACCAGCGCCGCGGCGCCGGGACGTACCTCAGCAACCGCTACAAGGTCAGCGCGGTCACGGCCAACGATTGGCTAAATGGCCGCTTCCGGCCCAACATCGACCTGGCACGCCAGATCGCCATCGATCACGGCAGCACGTTCGATGCGCTGTACTTCGGCGACACCCCAAGCAACGCGAAATTCAGCCGTTACGCCGTCCGCGAACCATCGCCAGACGCGCACATCGGAGAGATTCCCTTCAGCGATGCGCGAGGCTCGTGCGGCGGCGGCGCGATCAACTGGGATGCCGAACAACGTGCACCACTGATCAAGGAAGCAGGGTGGTTCGATCGCTACAAAGTGAAGCCGGAAAACGCGATGGCCGTGTGGGCGGATGGCGACAGCATGGCGGAGTTCATCGTCGACGGCGACATCGTCATTTTCGACACGTCGAAGACCCGCCCGCGCTCCGGCCTGATCTACCTGATCGACCATCCAGACGGCCTGAAGATCAAGCGACTGCGCCGATCCATCAATGGCGGCTGGGTGCTGGAAAGCGCGAACCCGGACAAGAATCGCTATCCGGACGAAGTCATCGCCCCCGATCACGAAGACCTTCTCAGGATCCACGGCGAGTTCATTTATCGGCAGGGCGGCTGATCCGCCCACATAAAGGGGCCACATGAAAGGGACATCGCGAATCGCATTGATACTGGCCGCAGCAGGGCTTGCCGGCTGTCTCAACATGCCAACGCAGACAAGCCAGATCACCGGCGCGTACGTCAACAGCCTGAAGTACGAGGGCATCGACTGCCCACGGCTCTCTGTTGAGTACGACAGCATCAGCAGGCGTGAAAGCCAGCTCGCTATTGCCCAGGAACAACGCGTGAAGACCAGCAAGGTGCAAGCGTTCTGGTACGGCTTCGGTCAAGGCGACGGCATCGAAGCGGCAGAACTCGCCAACGTACGCGGCGAGAGGGAAGCTGTGCGCAAGGCGATGGAAGTACAAAAGTGCCAGTTCACCCCGACTGGCGGCACGAACCCATACCAACTGCAAGGCCAGATGAAGTACAAGCCGAAGCTCTAGCCATGATCAAAACCATATTTGCTGCCACACTGGCACTGGCCGCACAGAACAACCCCAACACCCAGCCGACGTCGCCGGAGCAAACGGCGATCGATAAGGTCAAGCGCAGCCTCGCTTACGACTTGAAAGACCCGGACAGCGCCAAATTCCGCAATGTGCGGGCCGGCTTTCGCGGCGAGGACTACATGGTCTGCGGCGAACTCAACGCCAAGAATTCCTACGGCGCCTACAACGGCTATAAGCCCTTTATGGTCTGGGGAGATAACACCATCATCCCCGACACCATCGATCCGGTTTTAAACAACGCGAATCTGAGAGTGGCGGTCAGCACTTGCAGCAGCATCCTGGATAAAGGCGCAACTCCTCCAGTCAGTGACGCCGCTTCAATTAAATAAATTAGGTTCAACCTATTGACATAGGTTAGGAATACCCTAATATCAGTCCTGTCCGGCATCCGCCAGACAGGGCACCCGGGTTCGCTGACCCCTGATCAGCACCCCGGCGCCGCGACAGGCCGCTCCCCCGGTCTGTCGCGGCAGCCCTCCACCACTTCGTGGAGGTCGCATGCAACTCACCATCCTGGAACGCATCGAAGACGCCACCGCCTGCCGCTGGTGGCTGCTCGCCCTGCTGCTGCTGGCCAGCACGCCGTGGCCGGTGCTGGTGCTGATCGAGCTGGGCGCCATCTGGCTGGCCGTCTACCACGCCACGCCCATCGAAGGTGCGGCATGAAGCGCCCCGCCTACCCCCCCACCTTCGCGGAAAACGCCGCGCTCGCCCTCGGCACCGCGGGCGCGCTGATCGTGGCGCTGGCGCAGGCCGCCGGGGTGCTGCCATGAAGGTGCAGGTGCCCGTCAACACCACCGGCTTCTGGCTGGTGTGGTCCCCGCACTTCGACGCCCCGAAGACGCGCTACACCAACATCGGCAAAGCGCGCTCCGCCGCGGAAGCGCTGGCGCACGTGAACCCCGGCGTGTCCTTCTACGTGATGCAGCCGCTGCTCAACGCCCGCGTGCCGCATTGCCACGTGTGGCCCATGCAACCCATGTACATGCAGCAGGCGCTGGAGGCGCAGGCATGAGCCGCGCCCTCAACATCCGCAACCCGCACGCCATCCTGCGGCTGGTGCGCGCCAAGGCCGCCGCCGCACGCGCACCTGGCCGATGGTCCCCGCTCGCGCCACCGGTCTTCCCGGACGAAACCGGCGCCCGCATGCGTGCGCAATCCCTGCTCGCCGGCACCGCCTTCCGCGACGGCAGCAGCAACCCCGGCCCACTCACCCTTGCCCAGGCGCAGGACGTGCTGCGCTGGGCCACCACGAGGATCCGCTGATGGACATCACCCCCAAACTCCGCGAGGCGCTGCAGCTGGCCGCCGCCGCGCCACAGCACCGGCTGGTGCGCTGCTGCAAGGGCTTCCGCGCCGCCGGCACCTTCGCCAGCAGCCCGGCCGTCACCCGCCGCACCGCCAACGACCTGGTCAACGCCATGCTGGCGGATTTCAACGACCGCACCCTGCCCAGCTGCGTCACCCTCACACCGCGCGGGCTCAAGCTGGCGCAGGCGGCCGCATGAAACTGCATCAGCTCTACGCCATGAAAACCCGCGCCCTGGCCGAAGGCCGGCTGCGCGCCTACCACCGCATCCTGCGCGCCATCGATCGCCGCATCGCCTACCTGTCGGTGGCGGCATGAACGCGCACATCAGCACGTCCATGGCCATCCAGCAGGCGGTGAAGGCCAGCCCCGGCATCACCCTTCGGCAAATCGCCGCTGCACTGGGTATCGCCCCGCGCGCCAAGATCACCAGCATCAGCGCCAGGCTGTCGCAGCTGGTGGAATTCGGAAAGCTGCGGCGCGATGAAGACGGCCGCCGGCACAACCCGGCGCGCTACTGGCCCACGCCCACCACGTGCGTGGATCTGCGCGAGCTGCGCCGGAAGCCGGGCGATCCGGTCCAGCGCAAGATCGCCGGGCAGCGCGCCAGGCGCCAGGCGAAGGCCGCCGCCGCACCAGCGTCACCCAAGGCGCGCAAGCCCGCGCCGGCTTCCTACATCCGCGTGGCTAACCCGCCACCGCCGCCAAAGATCCACTACGCGGGCAACCGCACCGAAACCGTCGAGCAGTTCCAGGCACGCGGCGGGCGCGTGCAGGTGCTGGGCCCGCACGACAGCGGCAACCCGCTGCGCTTCGACCACAGCCACGCGGGAACCCCACTGCTGCGCCGGCGCGGCGCCGTTCACCCCCGCCGGCATGGCGCGCCATGACCCTCGACCCGGAGACCACCATGCAACTGCACGCCACCGCCATGACCGGCCCCGAGTTCCTTGAAGCCGTGGCCCATGCCGAACGCGGCAACGGCAACGACATCAACGCCGAAGCCTATGAACTGCGCGCCCGCGAATGGGCGCGCGATCGCCAGGCCCTGCAGCACCTGCGCGACGAAAACGAAGCGCTCAGCACGCGCATCGCCGAAGCCCAGCGCGTCATGCGGGGCGTCTGATGGAGCGCTTCACCGCCAGCCGCGCACGCGCCATCGCGGAGTCCCTGCGCAAGTTCGACCTGTCCACCGCGCAAGCACTCGCCACGCACGCTGACTGGCTGCAACAGGCCGAACACGCCCTGCGCGAAGCCAACATCCAGCTGGCCGCCCCGCACCTGCAGACCGCCACCGTGGTCGCCTTGCGCGACCAGATCGACCGCCTGCTGGATATCGTGCCGCGGCCGATGCCTATCTGCCAGGAGGATGGCAGCTGACATGACCGCACCCGCCAACACCCGCACCTTCTTCCTCCTCTGCGCCGAGTTCGGCACCGCGCAGATTCCGCTGGAAAAGTGCTGCCACCACTTCGGCCTGAAACCCGACGAAGCCAAGCGCGCCGCCGTGCGCCAGGCGCTGCCTGTTCCCGTTTTCCGCCTGGGCAGCCAGAAGTCTCCGTGGATGGTCTCCGCAGACGCACTGGCCGCGTACATCGATGCCAAGCACGAAGAAGCGGCGAAGGAGTGGAAGCGGATTCATCAGGCGGCATAACGGCTGAGTTATGCCTGACCGCGCGATGCGATACGGTGTGCGCCGAGGCCGCGAAGCGGTCTCGGCTTGAACGAATTGTTAGGCCGATGGCCCGAGGAGGCGCAATGGAACAAGGCAATTTTCTGGAGCAATACAGGAAGCAAGCCCCAGAGTGGGCGAATTACATCACAGCGGACGCGCACGGTTATGTTAAAGCATGGGCGCTTGAACCAAAGCAGACTCCGGGAGGCTTGTTCTACAGCGCCGGCATGTCCGCCGTGATCGTTACGCCAGGCTTCCCGCCGGAAGTTCTGAGCCTGCGGCCTAACGGCTGAGGTTAGCCGAACCGCGAAGCGGTTTCGGCTACACCGAATTGTTAGAACTCAACATACGGAGAACCAAATGACCCCGCTTGAATGGATGATGGGTGACGACACCGGCACCAGCAGCAAAACAATCATGCACGTCATGGAAGGCACGCCTCCGCCAAGGTCCGCAGACGTTCCGAGTGACCCGAGTGACTTTGGCCGCTGCCACCGATTGCTTGAGGCGTTCCCCGCATATCGGGCACGGTTGCACGAAGTGGCCGAGAAATACCCCGAGTGGGTTGGCTTGGTGCGCGAGTGGGACAAGCTGACCGCCATGTATGTCAAGTCGAAGGCGTCCGGGAACTGGAAGTCGCCGTCGATGTACGACGCGATGCAAGTCCTGATAGACGAAGGCCGCATTGCGGCGGGCTGGGTGAACACTTCTCCGGGGTGCTGGTCACGCGGCGCAAGCAAAAGCGTCAAGTTCGGCGATGCCCGAATTGAGTTCTAACGGCTGAGCTTAGGCGGGCCGCGAAGCGGTCTCGCCTACAGCGAATTGTTATGTGCGGGAGGAACTAAGGAGGGAACGTGGTCAGCAAGGTTTACATGATCTGCACAGCTTACGAATCCGGCATTGGTCACGGCTTGAAACTGGATGGCGTAAGCAACCCATACGCGGCGCACACCGACGAGCACGAAGCGTGGCAAACCGGATACGACGAAGGCGCGGATAGGGCTAAGGGCGCCGATCAGAAGTGCATCGAATGCGGAAAGCCAACGATGCACATGGGCAACCGGTGCTTCACCTGCGTGAAGGCCCGCAAGGCAAGCACATAACGGCTGAGTTAAGCCGGCCCGCTGCCGGAACACACAAACCCCGTTGAAGCTGAGAAGCGGGCTCGGCTTGAACGAATTGTTAGGCCGCTGGCCTACGGAGAACGAAATGCGGAAGGAACAGCTAACCGAACTTGAAAGCCACTTGCAGAAAGCCGCGAGTGCGCTGCGCGCCGCGTGGATTCTCTGCAAGCACAACGGCATGGAGCCGACAGCGAAAGAGCTTGCGGACACCGTGCTGGATGTTGAAACGGCAAGGGATCGCGTGACCGACATCCTGCGGCCTAACGGCTGAGGTTAGCCGACCCGCGAAGCGGGTTCGGCTACACCGAATTGTTAGGTTGCAGTCGATTGAGTTGAGCGGCTACGGGGTGGAGACCCGTTAACCCGTGAAGGTCAAATGCCAACCACCCACAACCGCTGCGGGGACAGATGATTGGCATGAGCGCGTAAGCGGCGACCTAAGCCGGCAACTTCCAGCCGGCCCGCTCAACTGAATCGAATGGAGGCGACATGATTACCGTGAACATCCTGATAAACGGCCAGCCAATCTTTACCCGGTCAGCAGTGCGAACAGCCGGTGATCCCGGCGGGCTTTGCGCCTACAAGCTGGACGACGGCAGCACGCTCACGCATGAATACGACCACGGCGCGGTGAAGCTGGCGATGAAGATGCTGAAAACGATCCACGAGCCGCGAAAGAATACCAATGCAACCTAACGCCTGAGTTAAGCCGGACCGCAGCCGGCGAGTGAGACACGCGCGAGACCGCGAAGCGGTCTCGGCTTGAACGAATTGTTGGCTGGCGCCCACTACGGAGCGAGACATGAACAGAACAATTGCAGTTGAAATGTGGCGCGAGGTATGCGGTAGCGATCTGGTTATGACGTTGCCACCGACCGGAAGATTGTTGGAAGCGTTCGCCGCGAAGATCGAAGCGATGACGCGCGAGGCTTGCGCGCAGGTTTGCGAGGACGCAATCGGTAACATCGCCGATACACCCCTGTCCGACTGCGCGAGGGCGATTCGTGCCAGCTAACGCCTGAGTTAAGCCGGCCCGCCCGATGCGAGCCGGTAGCACCGAGACCGCGAAGCGGGCTCGGCTTGAATGAATTGTTAGGTTGCCAACGAGAAGCCAATGAATATTTATCAGTGTGAGGAACGTGCAAAAGAAATTGGGTTTGACAAGGCCAAGTTTGTCGCCCTGTTCCCCTCCGGGCCGAAAGAGTGCAAATGGCTTGACGCCTACATGGGCCTGTTTGTCATTGACGAGGAAGGACTGCGAGACGGATTTGTGATGACGCGCGACATTGATCGGCAATTCCCCGACCTGTATTGCAGCGAGCCTTATATCCCGGATGCAACCTAACGCCTGAGCTAACCCGCGCCGCCGTGAGCGCGTGATTTCACCGTGAACCCGAAGCGGCGTCGGGTTGAGCGAATTGTTATGCCACAACCGACCGGAGGCGACATGGACATTGATACAGGCGACACGGTGAAGCACAAACCTACCGGCGAAGAATGGCTGGTGGCTGGCGTAAAGGGCGACCGCTTGATGTGGTGTGGATGGCCCGAAGGATGGGCGGCGCTGACCGATTGCGAACTGGTGGAGAAGGCCACCCCGGCAGCGCGAGACAAGCTGCTGCACGAACTGGCGGCGATGCAGGGGCACGACATGCGGAAGTCCTACGCAATGCAGCGATTGGGGCATAACGCCTGAATTAAGCCGCGCCGCGAAGCGGCGTCGGCTTGAATGAATTGTTAGCGCACGCCCGATACATAGGTT